CAATTGCCAACGTCAACACAGTTGCAACCAATATTGCCAGCGTAAATAGTTTTGGCGAAACGTACCGCATTGCAGCTAGTGACCCGACTACAAGCTTAGACGAAGGCGATCTTGTCTTTAATACTGCCGACAATAAAATGAAGGTCTATAATGGATCTGCATGGCAGGACGTTGCGCCGGTTGCAACAAGCCTTACCGTGTCACAGATCAGCGATCTCACAGCCACAGCCACAGAATTAAACGTATTAGATGGAATCCCTGGCACGTTGACAGCCACCGAAATCGGCTACCTTGACGGTGTTACATCTAGTGTTCAAACGCAGCTCAATGCCGCTGCAACAACAGGTAAGGCAATCGCAATGGCGATTGTCTTCGGTTAAAGGAGAAGCCACATGGCCGCACCAAACGTAGTAAATGTAGCCACAATCACTGCCAAGTCGGCAATGGTGGCTTTGTCTTCAACCTCGCAAACAACGCTGGTCAGCAATGCTGCATCATCGGGCAAGGTGTTTAAGATCAACATGATCCAGATTGCTAATGTCGATGGCTCAAATGCCTGCGATGTTACAGTGGACGTACACAGCGCAGCCTCTGGCGGTGGCACAGCTTACTCGCTGGTCAGCACTATTTCGGTTCCTGCTGACGCTTCGCTTGTTGCTGTAGACAAAGGCACAGCGTTGTATCTCGAAGAAGACCGTTCCATTACGGCGACTGCTGGCACTGCGAATGATCTGGAAGTGATCGTTAGCTACGAGGAAATTAGCTAATAGGAGCCTCTGATGGCTAAACGTACAGGCGGCTTTATAGGCCAAGACGGGATCAACGCACCCGATCCAGCGACAGGTGTAAGCGCTTCTGGCGGTGACGCGCAGGTTGACGTTAGCTTCACCTCCCCGTCTGACGTAGGCGGCGCGGCTATTACAGAGTACCGCGTAACGGACAGCACTGGCGCTTTCGGCGCTACGGGGTCAGCCTCGCCTATTACTGTCTCTGGCCTCACCAACGGCACAAGTTACACGTTCAACGTATGGGCGATCAATCCGTTTGGGTGGTCTAGCCCTAGTGATGCGAGTGGGAGTGTTACGCCAGCATTGCCTCAGATTGGACTATTTGCCGAGGGTTTCCCAAATCAAATTACGCAAATTACCATTACTACAACAGGGAATGCCTCTGATTTTGGAGACTTGAGTGTAAATAGAACGCCAGATGCTAACGCTTCATCCTCTACTAGATCGGTGTTTGCTGGTGGTGGCAGCAATGTTATGGATTACGTTACATTTTCATCCGCAGGAAACGCAACGGACTTTGGTGATTTATCAACGATCATTGTTGGCTCAAGTGGAACATCTAACGGAACTAGAGGTGTTATTGGTGGCGGCGATGTAAGCGGCAGCATTAGCAACGTGATGTTGTATTTGACAATCGCAACAACAGGGAACACCTCGGATTACGGAGATTTAAGTGTTTCACGCGCCAGCTTGGCTGCTAATGTAAACTCAACAACGAGAGGCGTTTATTCTGGTGGTCAGGGCCAAGATGGTGATCCGGTATATAATAATATGGACTACATCACAATTGCCAGCACTGGCAACGCAAGTGACTTTGGCGATCTTTTGTCTGTTACGCGACAGCACGGCGGCCTTTCGAGTTCAACTAGAGGATTGTTTTTTGGCGGCACTCCGGAAGACACAAGCACAAAGTTCAACACGATCCAGTATATCACTATTGCTTCAACAGGTAATGCAGCCGATTTTGGAGACCTTTCATCGGGACGGACTGGTGTAAATGGTGCAGCGGGTTTGACACGGGGTGTGATGGCTGGGGGCCAAAATGCAAGTTTTAGCGAAGTTAACACGATTGATTATGTGACCATTGGAACAACTGGCAACGCAGCAGACTTTGGTAACTTGGTAAGCGCAAAAGGTTTCAATCAGAACGCTGGATCATCCGCCCACGGAGGACTTTCATAATGCCCAATTATCAAGGTGTGTGGTCACTCTCGACGCAGTATCAGAATGCTAGTGGTTGGCCTGATGCTGCTCAGTATGGTTTTTTCTCTGGCGGTTACGGTAGTGCCGTTAGTCAGTCGGTTACCATCGAGCGTCTAGCACTCGCTAGTGCGGGAAACACATCTGATTGGGGGACGTTGTCCACAGGTAACAACCAAAGAGAGTGGTGTGGTGCGGCGGCATCAAAGACGCGCGGTCTATGGATAGCTGGCGCAACTACAAATGTGATTGATGCTGTTGAGTTTTCCAGTGACGGGGCAGCGGTAGATTTTGGAAATTGGGTGGCTTCTTCTAATAAATTGGGAGCGGCTTCAAACAGCACTCGCGCTATTACTGCGGGGCAAAACGGTTATTCCAACGCAATATCTTACATCACCATCGGGACGTTTGGAAACGCTCAAGATTTCGGAGACTTATCTGCAACGTGGGAGGGGCCAGCCGTTGCTGCAAATTCGACGAGGTGTTTGTTCATGGGGGGAGAAAACACCAGCACCACTTCTGCGGTTGAGTACGTTACGATCTCCACTCAAGGCAACTCTGCTTCATTCGGCAACTTGACGGAAGCGAAGCGAGTTATGATCGGCGCTTTGTCTAGCAGCGCAAGGGCAGTTGTCGGCGGCGGCAGAAACCCAAGCAACCCTACAAATACGATAGAATATCTAACGATCAGCACAACGGGAAACGGAACAGACTTTGGGGATTTGACTGTTGCGAGGCAGCAAGTGGCAGCAACATCGGGCCTTACCCGTGGAGTTTTCTTTGGCGGTTACACTGGTTCAGTAACTACTAATGTTATTGACAGCATCACAATCGCCTCTACAGGGAACGCCACTGACTTTGGTGACGCCTCCGCTGCCGATACGCGATTTTTTGCTGGCACATCCAACGCCCACGGAGGACTATCCTAATGGCTGACAAACGATACCTCGGCAACATCATCACGGATACTCCGACTGAGCCTAGCGATAATTATGGGTCAACACCGGCTGCTGGCGTGTGGTCGCTCAACGAAGCCCTGTTCTACGCGAAGGCGGGTCTGTGGCCTACGGCGGGGAATGTTAATCCGATAGCTCTATCAACAACGGCAAGAAATGTTAGTGGAAGTATAACAAGGCAGCTAGATCAAATATCAATTACCACTGTGGGGAACGCAACTGATTTTGGTGATTCGACGTTTGGCAGTCAGTTTAACTGCGCTGGTTTTAGTTCTAGCGTTAAAGCATTTGAGGCTGGTGGCGGCGGTACTAATACTATTTCAACAGTCGCATATTCAAGCGGCTCTGCCTATACAGATTTTGGTGACTTAACAGTCGCACGGAATGAACTTGGGGGTTATTCAAATTCTACTAGAGGGATCGTTGGTGGTGGTGGGGTTATTGATTATGTCACTATGGCAAGTGAGGGCAATGCGACAGATTTTGGCGATTTCTCCACGGGAGATAGATACGGACAAGCTCGTGCAGCAGGGTCACAAACCAGAGCAATATTTGGTGGATTTGAGAGTGATAAAAGAAGCACGGATTATATAACTCCCTCAACAACTGGTAACGCGGTAGATTACGGAAGTCTATCAAATGACCATAATAATGCTTATGTCGGAGCCAACTTGACAAGAATAATTATAGCTGGTCAATATACTGGTGGGTCAGATCATATAGAATATAATACGATTTCATCAACTGGGTCTTTTTCAACTTTTGGTCAATTATCTGCTGCAAAAGGTTGGGGTGGAACGGCTTGCAATTCTACAAGAATGGTAATGATGGGCGGGTTTAGTGCCGCCAACGAACAAGATTTTATTTCATACGTCACGATAGGAACAACTGGAAATGATACTGATTTTGGGGACTTAACTACTGCAAAAACTGCTTTCGGTGGACGAGCGCCAAGCACCCCTTCGGTATCAGGCGCATGATAACGGGAGAAAACCATGCCTAAAGATACAATAAAAGAAACGGCACTCGCCACGGTAGACCTTAACATTCAGCTTCCATCTGCGAAGCCTGAGTATAAATCTATGCTGGCTAACATTGCCGAAAAAGCCCCTGCCATCGCGCAGGCGTCTAGCAACTTCTACAAGGCGCACTCTCAGATGATGAGCGTGACGCTTGACGTTACGGCAATTACACCGATCCGCTCTGTGAAGCACAGCCTTGCTGAAATTGAGAAGACCAAGTCTGCCTTGCAGGAGGGTTACTTCCGTATGAAAAAGGAAGAGGTCAAGCTCAAGAAGCTGGAGCGTAAGTTGTCAGAAGAGACCGACGATCTTGAGCGCGAGATGCTAGAGATTAAGATCAATGAGAAGCAGGCGCAGGCAGCATCATCTCGTGGCTACGTTGAGGCGGCTGTTCGCAAGCTCAACTTCTTTAGCAATCAGTACGACAACCTGATGAAGAAGATCGGCAAGGATGAGTTAACCGAGGCTGACTATGAGCTTGAGGAAGTCAAATATCACATCATGACTTGCATGAAGCAGGCGCTAAACTCTGCCCGTCCACGCAACGGCGTGATTGATGAGGGCAACATGATCTACCTGTTCGATCTTGGCATCAACGCAGCGCAGGCACAGCTAGAGGTTATGTCCTATCTCAATTGGGAGAACGAGCTTATCAAAGAAGGCAAAGCGCCAGAGCATCATCACACGGTGCAGTGGCTTGAGGCTTGCGCAGACAAGTGGGCGCATTGTCCAAGCGCCTTTGCAAACAGCCGTGGTTTTGATATACTCGACAGAACATCTTTGACTAACACCCCGCAGATAGAGGACCAAACTGATGGCTCATAAAGTAGTAAAGTACCGCCTTGAAGCGGATGGGACTATCCCAACGTGGCTGACGTTTGGCGTTCCACAGTCAACTGGCGGAATGTACGCGGTTGCTGATCCAAACACTGCCTCACCGCAGGACTGGATGATGATCGGCATTTCCGCAGACGGAGCAGACACATCTGATGCGATCACAGTGTTTGCGTCCAAGGCAGACTTGCAAACGTATCTTACAACAGAGGCGACAGCAAATAGCTGGACTGACCCTGATCCGAATGACCCTGACGCAACGGTTGCCTTTGATGCCGCTGCTCACGCTCAACGTGTTTGGGATGACCTTGAAGCTCTGAACGCATAGGAAATACAATGGATAAACGTACAGTAGCTTCCGCGCATGAGCGCATTGATGGTCTTGAGAAAGAGGTAATTGCCATGCAAACAGAAATGCGAATTCAATTCAAAGATCTGTTTGGTCGTGTCAAGCGTATGGAAGCAATCATGATTGGCACAACAGGCTTTATCATTGCACTCTTGGTAGCAGTGCTGACTAAGATGGGCTGACAAAATGATTGACCCGGTAACAGCGGTCGGTCTAGCCACCAGTGCTTTCAATGTTCTTAAGCAGGGCATTAGTGCTGGCAAGGACATACAGGAAATGAGCGGAACCCTAGCTAAATGGGGCTCCGCTTTTTCTGATTTTCAGTACGCTGAAGACAAAACAAAGAACCCTCCGTTTTACAAGATGATGTCTGACAATAGCAGTAATGCTATCGAGATCTTTGCTCAAAAGAAAAAGATGGAAGCCATGCGCAAGGAGATTAAAGATCATATCTCTTGGACGTATGGCCCTTCTGCTTGGGAGGAAGTGCTTGCTATCGAGGGCGAGATGCGCCGCATTCGCAAGGAAGAGGCTTACAAAAAGCAAGAGATGATAGACAACGCTATCAACTTTGTTCTTGGCACTTTTATATTTGCCATTGCTGCGGCTGGGATTGTGACAGGCTTCTATTATCTTGGGCGCTATCAGGGGAAGTGGTGATGTGGTTCTTAGTTTGGTTTCAAGTTATGAATAACAATATCGAACACTATCAACTCAATCAGTTCACCACTGAGAACGAGTGCAAAGAAGCACTTGAGGATGCAAAGGTATTGATAACCACCAGCCAAACAACGGTCTACTGCTTTGAGGTTATACCAGAATAAAAAGGGTGATTACGTTGTGTATGACAAAGATGAAAAAGTTGTTATAATAACCCACCACAAGCATTATGCGATTGCTTACGCTAGGAGTGTAAAGGATGGCAGCAAAGAAGCTAGAAGATCAAAGCAAGTATGACGCATACGACATGGACGGCGATGGCGTTGTCTCTGACTCTGAGATGGCGAAGGCGAAAGAGATCAGGGAAACTGAGGATGCGCTGCGTAAGCACTTAGCCCAACTGAGAATGGCTCGGTGGACGTTGATCGGCATGGGCGTTTTCACGGTTACAATGTTCTTTATACCGCTGGATCGGGTCACGGCATTGAGCGACATAAGCAATCTTTT